AGAGCCCAATACGGCTAGACTACGTTACATAAAGGAATATTACAATGCGGCTTCAGACGGTCTATTTACTCTCGCTACTCCTGTTCTTGCTGGGCTTGGCACTCCCACTAAGCAGTTCAGTAGTTGTGTACTCATTCGCAGTGATGATGATCTTGACTCCATTTTTGCTTCTGGCGAAATGATGGCAAAGTATGCCAGTAAACGTGCTGGCATTGGTTTAGAAATTGGTCGACTTCGTCCTTTAGGAAGTCCTATTAGGGGCGGCGAAATCATGCACACAGGTATGATTCCATTTTTAAAGAAATGGTTTGGTGACCTTCGTAGTTGCAGTCAGGGAGGTATTCGTAATGCTAGTGCTACTGTGTTTTATCCTATTTGGCATCATCAGTTTGATGATCTTATTGTCCTTAAAAATAACCAAGGTACTGAAGAAACAAGAGTCAGACATATGGATTACGGTGTGGTCCTTTCGGCGTTTTTCTGGCGTAGATTTAAAAACAGAGAAGATATTACATTCTTTGATCCAAACGAAGTGCCAGACTTGTACCAAGCCTTCTACTCAAACACAAAACTGTTTGAAGAATTATATATCAAGTATGAAAAGACTCCCGGCTTGCGTAAGAAAACAATGAATGCCGAAGATGTATTCAAGGGCGGTATTCTAAAAGAAAGAACAGATACTGGACGTATCTACCTTGTCTTTGTTGACAATGTAATGAATCAAGGTCCATTTGACCCTGAGTATCATACAATTTACCAGAGTAACCTTTGCTGTGAAATTCTACTCCCTACTAAGTCTTTTAAACGTCTTGATGATCCTGATGGTCGTATTGCACTATGCACACTGGGTAGTATCAACTGGGGAGCTTTCCGCAATCCAGAAGATATGCGTAGGGCTTGCCGTATTCTTCACAGGTCTCTTAACAATATCCTCGATTATCAAGACTTCTTGAGTATTCAAAGTAAGTTGTCCAATGATGAGATTCGTCCACTAGGTATTGGTATCACTAACCTAGCATATTGGCATGCCAAGCGCAGTCTACGATACGGTGAAAAAGACGCATTGGCAGAAATTAAATCTTGGATGGAACATCAAGCGTACTACCTAACCGAAGCATCAGTTGAACTTGCTAAAGAACGTGGTAAGTGCGAAGGTAGTGATAAGACACGTTATGGGCAAGGCGTATTCCCTTGGGAATTACGTGCCAATGGCGTTAACGAACTAACAAATTTTGCGCCTGAATTAGATTGGGAAACGTTGCGTGGCCAAATGAAAGAGTATGGTGTACGCAATGCTACGCAAATGGCAGTTGCTCCAGTTGAAAGTTCTAGTGTTGTTATTAACAGCACTAACGGCATTGAAATGCCAATGAGCTTAATTAGTACAAAAGAAAGTAAAGCAGGATCATTTACACAAGTTGTTCCTGAGTATCACAAGTTGAAGAACAAGTATCAACTAATGTGGGAACAAAAAGACTGTGATGGTTACTTAAAGACAGCGGCAGTTATTGCGGCTTATGTTGACCAAAGTATTAGCACTAACACATTCTATAACCCTGCTCACTTTGCAGATAGAAAAGTTCCAACAACATTGATTGCTAAGAACTTGATGCAAAGTCATTACTGGGGATTAAAGACTTTCTATTATAGCTTGATTAATAAAGCAGGTAGTAAGGCAATAGAAGAACAACAACCTGATAACGTTATCAGTTTGAATTTTAATCAAGATGAAGATTTCGACGATGATTGCGAAGCATGTAAATTATGAGCATACAACAATACAACTTAAACACTAAAACAGATTATTTAAATCGCAAAATGTTTTTGGATCCACAAGGGCCAGTTACTATTCAACGATTTGAAGAAGTAAAATATAACAAGATTGCTGACTTCGAAAAAACAGCACGTGGTTTCTTTTGGGTACCAGAAGAGATTAGTCTAAGCAAAGACGCGAACGATTTTAAAGATGCCAGTGATGCAGTTAAGCATATCTTTACTAGTAACTTGTTGCGTCAAACTGCATTAGATAGTTTACAAGGTAGAGGACCAAGTCAGGTTTTCGCGCCTGTAGTAAGTTTACCTGAACTGGAGGCATTAATTTATAATTGGACATTCTTTGAAACAAACATTCATAGTCGCAGTTATAGTCACATTATTCGTAATATCTATAATGTGCCTAAAGAAGTGTTTAACACAATCCACGATACAAAAGAAATTGTAGACATGGCATCAAGCGTGGGTAATCATTATGATTATTTGCATAGACTCAATTGCCGTAAAGAACTAAATGACAACGGTATTGCAGTCAGTGAGCATGAACACATCAAAGCAATCTACATGGCATTACATGCTAGTTACGCATTAGAAGCATTCCGCTTTATGGTATCATTTGCTACATCGTTGGCAATGGTAGAGAATAAAATCTTTATTGGCAATGGCAACATTATTAGTTTAATTCTCCAAGATGAACTATTACATAAAGGATGGACGGCTTTCTTAATCAATCAAGTGGTTAAAGAAGATCCTCGCTTTGCAGCCATTAAACAAGAATGCGAAGCTGAAGTATACGCATTATATATGGATGTTATCCGTGAAGAAAAAGAATGGGCAGACTACTTGTTTAACAAAGGTCCAGTTATTGGTTTGAATGCTAATATTCTTAAGGATTTTGTTGACTATACAGCAGTTAATGCTTTAAAGGATATAGGCATTAAATATCAAAGTCCTGCACCTAAATCAACACCAATTCCTTGGTTTAACAAGCACAGTGACACCAGCAAAAAGCAAACAGCATTACAAGAAAGTGAAAGCACTAATTATGTGATTGGAGTTATGAGCGATAGTGTTGACTACGACGCATTACCTGTGCTATAATATATTATGAAAATTAACGAAGTAACATCACAAATTAACGATAAGTGGTTTGAACAAGGTAGTTTCAAAACATTTAAAAAGCCTGCTAAAGAAAAGTATGAAATTGCCCAACAAGCAGGTACTGTTCAAACACTAGAAGGTCCTGTAAACTATGAAGCAGGACATTATATCATGACTGGCCCTAAAGGTGAACAATATCCTATAACTCCTGAGAAGTTTCGCGAAATGAAAGACGACTTGGGTAACGGAGTTTGTACACCTAAAAAGATTCCTAAAATTGCCAAGCTTGCTGACCACGATGGAGTTATACATACATCGTGGGGCGACTTAAATTATACAGCAGGCAATGACTATATTGTTAGACATGGTGCTAACGATTATGGCGCAGTAAAGAAAGATATCTTTATACAAACTTATGACACGACAGGTGCTTAAATGCAAGTAAGAGTAAAAGAAAATACAGAAGAATTTGGGAGTTGCGGCTGCGGCAGAAGCCCGACTGGTAAATGTATTGGATGGCATGGCCTAACAGAAGATGAATATCAAAAAGAATTAGAAGAATACGAAAAGAATTTATTCGATGACGGTTTAGGGATATGAAAGTAGCAATATACGGTGACAGTCATGCCGCAGGTATATTTGAGAAATCCGTAAACGATGATATATCGTATGTAGAAATGCTTTATCATAAATACGATGTTAGAAATTTTGGCGCTGGAGGATCGAGTTTATTTTACAGTTATGATCAATTCTTAAAAACAGAAGAACAGTATGATAAAATTGTATTTTTAGTAACTGTACCAGGAAGACTTTACTTGAATCCAGATAATCATCGAACTATTCAGCCAAGTCATTTACACGTTGCAAGAGGGATAAATCAAATAGATTGGTATATTGAAAATTATTCAAATTCAATGGAAAATAAAAAAGTATTTCAGACTATCAAAGATTATTTTTTGTATGTACAGAACATGGAACAAGAGCTTGCGTTTCATAAATTAATGATACAGGACATTAAAAGATTAAGGCCGGATGCATTGATAATCGAGACAACTAAATTTGCTTCAGGAAAAGATACAGATTTTAGTTTTTGGAATATAGATGAAATTGCCGCTGATATTTTTGCTAAGTTCCAAGATTTTAGACATTGTCATATGTCAAAAGAAAAGCATATTATATTATATGAAATGATAGAGGAAAATATTAAGACTGGTAAAGACATAGATTATAATAGATTGATAAATGTTAAACCGTCTAAAACTTTTGAAGAATACTTCAAAAGTATAGGAACAGTCGGAGTACATATTGTTCCTTTTGAAAAATATGAAGAGATGTTTAAATGAAAGTAGAAATTTATACAAAGGATGCATGTCCTTATTGCGTACAAGCAAAAAATTTAATGAAAAGCAAAGGATGGGAATTCACTGAGCATTACATTAACGCAGAAACACGAGAAACATTGTTAGAACAACTAACAACAAGATTAGGTACACCCCCACGCACAGTGCCTCAAATCTTTATTGATGATCAGGCCATTGGCGGTTATACTGATCTAGTTGAGTGGGTAAAGAGTAATTAATATGTTAAAAGAAAATAGAATCGGTCATACCGTAAGTATGAAATTAACCAGCGGCGATGAAGTTGTTGGAAAAGTCGCAGGACAAACAGCAGAGGGTCTTACTATTAGTAAGCCAGTTATTTTAGCTGCCAGCAGAGATGGACTACAAATGGTTCCTTTTATGATGACAGCAAGTCCTGATGGCGAGTTTTTATTTAAAGCACATAATATTATGTGCGTTGCTACCACAGCCGACCAAGTAGCCGATGCTTATTTGGAAAGCACAACTGGTATCAAGCCAGTTCGAAACTCTAGCAGTATTATAGTTTAATATGCCACAAGTACACCGATTAACTGATGACAATACCGCAGGAGCACCTATTACACATACGGTGCAATCTACTGTATATGCTAATAATTTGTTAATCGGTGTAGATGGTAGCCCCGTAGAAGGGCACGGCCCGGGTGTACATGCAGGCCCTTTAACTGCGAATGGATCGACTAATGTATTCATTGAAAATATCCCAGTTAACAGAAAAGGTGATGAAGACACTTGCGGCCACCCTAGAAATATAGGTAGTCCCGACGTTTATGTAAACGGTGAGTAATATACTAGGTAAATACTAGCATGGCAACATTACCACCAATTAACGCTGGCGCACTAAAAGTAACATTCCCAGCAAACTTACCGAGAAATGAAAAAGATCTAATATGTATGCTCTTAGCAGGGCGCCTTAAGGATCTTTGGAATGGTAAGTTAATATGTGCTCAATTAGCTATTGATGATTTAATTAAAGATGTAACCGGTGTATCTGGATTAGGCGCATTGCGTGATGGATTAATGAAAGTTAAGTCGTCATTAAATGATATGCGAGCTGCCAGTGGTTATGATAAGATTTTAGGTAAAGTAAATTCTGCATTAGGGCAAGTAAATCAAGTTTTTAGTTTAGGTGGATTATGTCCTAGTCCAGTGCAAGCACCTAAAATTCCCGACATTCTATCCGCACTTAATCAAAACTTATTTGGTCAAGCCAATGGTATCTTGAATGCATTAGCGCAAGCCAGTAACCCTAAAGTTTGTTTAGGTGGTGGCCCAAAAGGTTTTAGTTTAGACTGGAGTAAAGTTACAGGCGACTTGGCTTTGCTTAAAGGTGCAATTAATCAATTCAAACGTGATCCTGCAGGATTTAAAGGAGTAATTAATGCCTTTGAACAAAATTTAAAAAATCAAGCCAAAAGATTAAATTCAGAAATAACAAGATTAGAAAAAAATCTAACCGACCCTCTTGGTATAAATGATTCTAAGAACACAGTAGGTGCTATTAAGCGAGTTAAATCAGTTAGTGATGATTATACGGTAAAAGATCGTAATGGTGTAGAATACAAAAATCCTAGTAGGATGATGATACCCGGAGAAGTAGATTATGTATTAAGTCGAACTGATCCTATTTACGTAACGCCGATAAAATATGTTACTACTCCAATATTAGACTATTGTGGTAATGTAGTAGGTTATGAAAAGAAAATTGTAACAGGTGATATAACTTATGCTGGTTGGGATCCAAATAACTTTGATGTAAATGTTAACACACCAACAGAAAACCCAGTTGCGACTACAAATCAATTTGATTTTACGTTTGTTGAAGAAAATGGAACAATCAATGTATATGATATTAATAATAAGATAGTTCAGACAATAGACGTAGAGCGAGGCAAGCATTATCGATTTGGTTTAAAGTTAACTACTAAAAAGATTAAAATTTATAAAGAAGATAGATCAGTTTGGTACGATGGATTAACACTAACTAAAGAACCAGACTACGGAAAAGGATTTGAAATAGTTGCTGTAGATGCAAACACCAATTTATTTGGTGTAGAGTTTGATTGGGCGATTAGTATAGAAAATCCAGTTACTCCAAATAAATTATATTGGGCTGTTGATTCTAGTCTTACTGGTACTATTAATATTTCGGGTATTACACAGATTCCAGAAGAAGATAAAACATATGATGTATCCATGGCTGCTAAAAAATCATGGCTACACTTATATAAAAAGACAGTTGATATACCTACAGGTGGATCAATAAGCCACGAAGCTACGTATGTTAAAAGAAGATACGAAGCAACTATAAATGTTGTTTCTCAGGCAGGAACTTGGAACCAAACAAGTATATTAAAATATAACTACGGATATACTGTATTAGATGACGTTGAGACTATTAATGAAAATGGAGACACTGTTGAAGGAAATAAAATCGCAAGATGGGCATTGAGGATATCTACATCCCCACTGAGATATTTTATTATTAAAAAGTATTTCAATGAGAATTCAGGGATAAAGATTAATCAAATTTCATGTTATATAGCAGATAGCATAAGTACCGAACCAACTTATTTTGAATCTTTAGTTTCATTGAAGTATGATGAACCTATTGAGTTACTAAACGATATAAAATTGCCTTATACAGATTTCAATGAATATAAATTAACATTGTTTACTGAAGGCAAATTAACAAATAATGATGAATTTAAAATTGAAGTTGTCACACAAGGTACTAACAAATATTTTATGATAAATCTTACTTCGAACAGACAAAGTAATATAAGCAATTTGCCTGTAAATGAATTTGTGTTTACTAGCTATATTAAGTTTGATCCTGATGATCATAGTAGAAACTTTATTAACTCTGATCCTAGAGAACAAAAAACATATATGTACTTTAAAGGCAACAATGGAAATAAAGTTGAATGTACCATTAACTATAAAGACGATGCTAGTGATAGCGCAGAAATAACAACACCGGCTGATAATGCCGTAACTAATACTCCTTCTAGAAGTTCTAGTATAGGCTATTCAATGGTATTCGGAGGATAATATGGCAGTACCACCAAATTTAATTAATGCAAGTGTAATCAACGGAAAAAGTAATTACATAAAACAAACAACAGAAGTTGTAGAAATTTTATCAAACCCAAAAGGTTCTGGTAAAGTATTGAAGGTTAATTCGTTATCCATCAAATTCACTGCCCAGCGCAGTGGACAAATTTACATAGTAAACGATCAATACCCGAATTTGACATTCATGTACGATGAATTTAAACATACCACTGATGATAATGTGCATCGTTGGAAAGTTATAAATCGTAATGAAATGTTTTACTTGCAAGAAGGTGATACATTAAAATTCAGAGGCAACGTTGGTTCCAGTTCTTATAACGATGCTTTCATTACAATTGGTTACGAAGAAATCAGTTAATTGGCAAACTGATATTTGACACTAAACGAATTTTCTTTTATACTAGCAAAGTAAAGGAAAATCTTATGCTAAAATCAATTGCCAACTTCCTTACCAAAATTGGTAGACAACGTATTATTATGGACAGGGAAAGTAACGAACCTTATTTGGAACGTTACTACATATTCTTAAAAGACCGTACTTGGTTTCCATTTAATATCTTTTTACACAAATTCTTAAAATCAGATCCAGATGATGTACATGACCATCCTTGGCCTTATGCTACATTAATACTCAAAGGTGGATACTATGAGTGGACCCCAGTTTTTGATACAGTGGGTAGAAAAATTGGAGAAGTTAGTAAGTGGTGCGGCCCTGGAAGTTTTAGGATGTGCGGTGCTAATAGCTATCATAGAATCGAACTGGATCCAAATGTAGAATGTTGGACAATGTTTATGCCCGGTCCACAAAAACGCGAATGGGGCTTTTTAGTTAATAACAAATGGATACATAACGATGAATATATTAAGCAAAGGATGGCCAATGCTAATAACAATTGAAAAAAATTCAACATGGACTGCTTCCAATAAAAAGTTCAAAGTAACTGACATAGTAGAAGACAATGTTGGTATATGGGTACATTATATCAACACAACGACTGATCAAAAATACCATTGTTTAATGGAAGCTTTTAAATCTAGATTTACCAAGGATGTACAATGAATGAATTAATAACAAATTTACCAAACCTCAATGAGGAACAACTAGCTAAATTTAGAGAGTGGTTGATTGGCATGTTGAAACTAGGTCCAGTTACTGTTACCTTCAATAAAAAAGATGGTGCAGAACGAGTTATGACTTGTAGCCTACAACCAGAACTATTACCTCCAGCACCGGTCAAGGAATCAACAACGGATAAAAAAGAAAATCCAAATAACATCAGCGTTTATGATTTAACAGCACAAGGTTGGCGTAGCTTTATTTTAAAAAATGTAACTAATGTTACAATCACAATCTAATATGAAGAGATACTATTTTGCCTATGGCATGAATACTAACATTGACGAAATGTCAAGTCGTTGTCCACAGGCAATCAATCTCGGACGTTGTACACTACAGGGCTTCGAACTAAAGTTTAGACTTCATGCTGATATTGACCAAGTAGAAGGCAGCGAAATGGAAGGCGTGCTTTGGGATATCACTGAAGACTGCGAACATGCATTAGATCGTTTGGAAGGCTATCCTTATTACTATGACAAGATTGAGGTAATAGTTATACCTGACGGGCCAGTTAACAACAATACACATATTTGTGCTATGGCGTACATCATGACTAGTAAAGGCACTGAAGAGCCTCCTAGTGTTGGGTATGAACAATGTTTAATCGAAGGCTATACAGCAAATGGATTGAGTGTTGAAAAATTGACAACTAAAATTGACGAGCTTATAATGAATCAACCAGGATATGTATAAACAAGACAGTGTTCATCAAGTCTTATCTGATTATAAGATAAAGATTATCAAACAAAGAATGGAACGTAGGCAAATCGGCCAGCCATATTCTTATTCTGTTATGAATATTCCAAATGCCTACGATCAATTCGATCGTTTAACGTTTCAAGAAGAGATAATTCCTATGATCACTGCCGAGATGCCAGAAAAAGAATTCACAGCAATGGCAGATGCATTATGTGAAATGAGAGATTTAATGCGTGATCCCGAAACAGCCAAGTTGTTGATGGAAGCACGTTTTATTAATAGATTAAAAGGTGGATATTGATGGCACAACATAGTAATTATTGGAGTTGCAGTCCTTTTGCAGATTGGATACGTGGCACACCTAAAGGCAGCGCCAAAACATCCGATGGATGGGACGAGTGGGAAAACGAAGCAAAACGTTATCACCCTGTTCGTTATTGGATTGCTGAAGAAGGTCTCAGTTACCTACAGGATTTTGTGACATGGCCTATTAGAAAGATATACGATGTCAAATATTATATTAACAATCGTTGGGTCAGTCGCACTCATAGCCTTACTGCACACCCTCGAGACATCAAGCCTGGCACTTGGCGTGATGTGGGCAATCGCTTTTTGCCTTGTATGTTTAACGAGCTTGTTGATTTTGTTGAGATAGAAACAGCATGGAGTCATATTGCTTGGAACGAAGAAGCCAAAACAAAATACAAAGCTCCGTTCTGGGCCAGTGGTTGGTTTCGCTGGCGTACATGGCGTTGCCCACAAGCAGGTATAGACAGTCTTACTTGGCAAAGTAGTTTGACTCACAGTGAAGAGTGGGTTGATAAAGAAGCCAAGTATTACGGCAAGCCAACACCACAGGCAGTTAAAGCCCAAGAGATTCTAGACTTATATAAGTGGTGGACCGAAGTTTATCCCAATCGTCCGGACCCATATGATGCTAGTGGTTGGACTGCTTACTGCGAATCTAAACGTGCGTTAAATGATGGTAAGCTATTTGGCGGAAAAGATACTGCCGAATTAAAAAAACAAAGCAATAAAGCATCAAATCTTCTTCGTAAAATTGAAGCACAATATGAAAAAGAAGATGAACAAATGATGATTCGTCTTATTAAAGTACGTAACGGATTATGGACCTAAGTCAACTTTTTTCACACTAAAGCGTTAAATATATATAAGGAGAAAGTTATGAAAAAATTATTCGTAAGTTTATTGTTAGTTAGTGCAACTATTCCAGCGTTTGCTCAACACCATCACGGCCACGGCCATGGATATTGGCACAGGGGTCATGGCGGTGGATGGAACTGGGTAGTACCTGCTATTATTGGCGGAGCCGTAGTTTATGGCGCAACACGCCCTGATCCTGTCATTGTACAGCAACCAGTTATTGTACAACCTCCTGTACAAGTACCACAAGGACAGAATTGTAGTCCATGGACAGAAACACAAAATCCAGATGGTACAATTACGCGAACAAGAACTTGTACACAATGAGTAATATCATTTTAATGTTGTTGGTCATTGGCCTACATGGCTATTGGATATACGCAGTAGCTACCTATGATTGGAGTAAGTTTGATGAAGATTCTAAGGGTGACGATTTTTCGAAACCCTATGATGATAAGACTGTATGAAGTAGATTGAAAAGGATTCAAGACGCGGGGGCAGTGCCCGCCAGGTCCACCATAAAGCACATTAGCTCTACGGAGCTCCAGCTATCGTTCCGGACGTGGGATAACGGAATAGTGTGTTTTATAATGGGCCTGACACAGGATCGATTGGGTCAAGAGTAATGAAATGGACAGTCCGGCAATGTAGAAGTCGTTAGGGTTGGGGG